GCCGAAGATACGTGCACATGTGCAGGAAGACAGCGACCAGTCTGTCAAGAGCAACTACTTTGTGAAATGCCCGAAATGCGGTCAAAAACTCACAGATGTGGAGCACATACATGGCACTTGTATATTAAGGTCACAATGTCGCAGATGCAGGACATTTGTAAAAATAGACCTTATTGGTGTAGGTTGAAGATTTGAATAACATAAGCCAGAGAGCTGTAGTCCGAGAGGATTGCGGCTCTCTTTTGTTTTGGTCGAACTAAAAAACAAATATATGGAAGTCGAAAAAATCGTTTCTACCGTGCAGGAACAAGTCGGAAACACCGACTTTAGCGCACAGACCATTCAGAAAGCCATTGAGTTGTTCCCTGTAGCCGAAGGGCAAGAGCCTGACGAGGCGTATTTCTCTAAGGTTGCATCATTTATTAAAGGGATGCAGGGGCAATACAACCATGACTTTTCCACGAAGTTCAAGGAGGCACAGAAAAACTTGCTTACCAAGGACACTATCAAGAACATGTCGGACGAGCAGATTGCTGAAATCAAAAAGCTCCTAAGCGAAGCCAAGGAGACTAAAACCCCTAACGAGAGTGAGGAGGTTAAGTCCTTGAAAGAGCAGCTTACTAAGCTGACGGAAAGGCTTGATGCCGGAGACAAGGCTAAGGAGCAGGCAGAAATGCTCAAAAAGGTAAGAGCCGCCATGAAAGCTCAAAAGGCGACTGACGATTATGTTCTTGACAACACCCTCAAAGGAGTAACGTTCGATGTCAGCAAGAGCCCAGAGGATCTCGCAGCCGAGTATCTGAAAGCCTATGATGCAGAGTACGTAAAATGCAGGGGTGTAAACTCTATCCCACGTTCCAGCGGTTCTGCTGGTGGTGGTGGCGAAAGTGCCGCTGACCGTTTCTTTAGCAAAAAAGGCAAGAGAGAAGGTTGGAAAAAATAGCCCTACCATGGGTGAAAAGACTGTGAGTAAGGATAACATTTTATTAACAAAAAAGATTGTTTTCTATGGGATTTTTGGGAAATACATTCGGAAGCAAGTCGGTGAGCACAGGTCACGCTCGTAAGGTATGGCGTGAGGTAAAAGACCAGTTCCCCGCAGGCGGCGTTGTCGCTAACCTTAGCGATTGGCTGTCAAGTGGCAAGGGTAAGATACCTGCAGGCACATTCTGCAAGTGGGAAGACCTCGGAGCTAACGGAGGTAAGCAGGTAACCTGCTATACCAATGCGCAGATTGAGGCTGCTGAGAACGTTGCTACACTCGGTATCAACGGAGCAACCCTGTATGACATCGACATCGAGGCTGGCGATACCGTAGGCACTGCCACCGTTATCTATGCAGGAGAGTATTACTCTTACATGGCAAAGGCAGAGGTGCTTGCAAAGGTTAAGGGCATTGCCGCTCTCAGTGAGATTAAGTTTGTGTCTTAAATCAGGACACCAGTAATTAACAATCAAAAAGACAGGATAACATTATGAATACTAATCCAACAGGAATGTTCTCAGTGTTTGACAATGGTCTTGGTGGTCTTGACTGGCAAGGCTGGGTGAACCGCTATGAAGAGAAGTACGATGCTATCGACATCGACGGCTTTGAGTTCGCCCCACTATCACTGAGTTACACCTTTGCTCAGCTTATTGCGAGCACAGGCGCAAAGGCACTGCCTACATGGGTTGACCCAGAGTCTCCTGGTTATGAGGCAGCCTTGAAGTCGTTGAGCGGAAAGACAGGCAACATCCCAACGATGAAGCGTTACTACCGCTACAACCGTACAATCATCAACGAGCAGTTGCAGCTCATCCAGCGTTATGGTGACGCAGCCCTTACTCCCGATATGGAGGAGGTCTTCATGGGTCTTAACGATGAGGGTACTGACGGACTTATCCAGATGTACTACAACGCTCTTAACCACATCCGTAACCAAGTGGTATCAAAGGGTATCTTCTCCCTTTCCAGCGTAAACAACCCACGTGGTTTGCAGGGTATCGACATTGACTTCGGTATTCCAGCAGACAACTTCGACGACCTGACAAAGACAGGTACGGGTAACCGTCTGACTGAGCGTTGGTGGACTAACGCAGACCACACCACAGAGGGTACAAACTCTGACCCACTGGGTTACATGAAGGCACGTGTGAAGTTCATTCGCAGGACAAAGCACTACGCTGGTGCGCTGAAACTTGAAATCTCGCAGGATCTGTGGGATGACATGATTGAGCACTCAAAGGTACGTGAGCGTCTTGGTATCTACTTCTATCCTACCACTACTGACAACGCAACACGTGTTGCTGCTATTCAGGACAAGAGCGAGGAGGCTTTGAAGGCAGCTATCAAGGCTATCATCAAGGTTGACGCTATCGTCATCAAGGACACCTATGGTTTTGTTGATGCTCCAGGCACCGATGCAAACGGCGACCCCGACATCATCACAACTCGCATAGACAACTTCGATGCGAAGAACATCTCCTTCGTTCCTATGGGTAGAATTGGTAACATTCAGGGTGTTCAGCCACTGAGTATCGGTTATGACGCTGACAAGGTAGCATACTTCGACAACGGCAGACTGCTGCTTACCCAGCGTGCAAACCCGAAGACCCACAGCGTGTATATCGAAGCAGAGGCAGCTCAGCTTTGTGTTCCAAGCGTTCCACAGTGGATGTTCATCTGCACTGTGACCGCATAGTAATAAAAGAGTGATACTCAGGAATGGGAGCGATAGTATCAATCATAGAAGTGTTGCGCAGGTCGTCACAAGACTTACTTAGTGACGGTCTGCTGCAACTCGTCTGTTTTGACCAAGGGCTTCAACCCGAAGACAACTTTTACGAGTTAGAGGAGAGAGACCGTGACTTGTTACTGGGTCGTCTTTATTTCCGTCTCTATGACATCTCAACAGGAGGAACTACTGAGAAGGTTGCCGATGGCGGCTGGTCACACTCCGAAAGTAAGCAGGTGTCAAAGATAGATATAGACAAATGGGCAAAGATGCACAAGCGTCTATTCGAGAAATGGGGAGAAGACACACTTATCCCTCCATCAGGTATTCGACTAATCAATCTATAAGAAATGGGCAGACTGGCAGAAAAATTCCCACGCTTTCCTCACACCTGCGTTATATATACGATGCAGGAGCCGACAGGCTTTGAGAGTGAAGCAGAGATAGCAGCCTTGAAAAAGGTTGTATGGGAAGGTATATGCCGTAAAGAATCCAACACATCTATCAGAACATTCAAAGGTTCTGAGAATGTGATTAAAGGTGATTATCGAGTACAACTTGGGGAAGTTGCCGACGGAAAGACTTGCAACTGTTGTGGAAATGCCGTTCAAGGTGTCAGTGGAAAAGAACAAGGTGCAGTGGTAACTGGTATCAAGTCAGGGATGTTTGTAGATGTCGTTGACCGCAGCGGCTCTTATACACTAAACATCAATGATGTATATGCAGGAAACCTCGGTACTACGCTATATTGTGACGAATATAAGACATAAAGATTATGACAAGCATATATAAACGTCGAGACGTGTTGTTAGAATTGCGTGAGATGATACTGCCAATATGCAGTGACATCCACACGTCAAATCGTGAGACGGTGAAGACGACGAAGACGCAGTTTGTCATCATAAAGATGCCACAAGGTATCTCGCCTTATGCCGACACACATAACACGGCGTATGTGCAAATTCACCTTTTCGTTAAGGACATCGCTAATGGTGTGGAGAGTGTGGAAAAGATGGAGAGTTTGGTAGAACAAGTTTCTTCGCTTTTCCCATTTAGTTCCGACCTAATGAGCTGCAACGAAACGCCTCTATTATTAGAGTCGAAGTCCGATGGCATGGGGTATCATTCAAGCGTTTTACAATTTAGGATAACAATCAAACGATAAAACTAAACGATTATGGCTGTAACAATAGCAACAAACAAAGAAAGTCTGAAGCAGATTTTCGATAAGGTGCACAGGGTGTACTACTTCCCAGACGCATCAAAGACGTTGGCAGAGCAAACCGACGGTATAGAGTTTCCAGTGTTGGCTGACGGTGTTACTTTCGACACAGGTGAGGCAGAAATCAACGAGGTTAAGTTGACGGACGAGACCACTTGGGCAGGCAAGGCTTCTCAGGGTGAGAGCGATATTGCCTTCCAGGTTTCAAGTGTTCACTCGACCATCAACGAACTTCTCATGGAGAAGAAGACCCAGACTGCTATAACAGCAGAGTTCGCAGGTTACGATTACACGGGTCATGGTTTCTCTCTTGCTCCTAAGAAGGTTGGTGGCGCATTGCTGATGACCTCACAGGACAAGACCTCTGCGATCTACCTGCCAAACGTAGAGATTTACGCTTCCTTCAATGGTGAGGGTGGCGACGACTCTACAGGTTTCTACAATGTCAAGGTTACTCCACTGACTGATGCAAACGGAGCGGCTTTCTATCCGCTCGTAGGAACACCGAAGGC